CAGGTATATATTCTTTGACCCAACTATAAGGATATATATTGCATCCGAACAAGAACCATATTTTGAAGATAATAAATATATGCATTGTTATGGTAATAAAAGGACTGCTATTGTAAGTTCATTAGAAGTGACCGTCATACAAGAATGGTTAGAATCGTATTTATATATTAAGATTGACAAACATATAGATGTTGTTGATTGGGAAAATGTTCCTGTGGATACAAAAATAATTGTTTCACATACATCTGGTAGTGCGGACTATTGTCGCTATTTTGCGGAATACAAGGGTGGAAAAGTATATGCTTGGGATTGTGGTGCGACATCATGGAGTAGCGATTCTAAATCAAAAAGCTGGTGGGAACACGCCAAACTGGTGGAATAACATGGCATACAAGGGATTTGGCGGTGGTAGAACACTACCAGACAAACGTGAGTATTTTTTAGAATATGGCGATGGGTTTGACCATATCTTAGACCGATGTCAAACAACGGTCGGTTGTCGCAAGTGCCATACAAAGCCTACGGCGATAATCGAACATAAACGGTCAAAAGATTCACAATGGATTTATCTTGCGTGTCCAAAGCATCCCAAGAATAGAACCTATGTGAATCTGGACTATGATGTCTTGTTTAAATCTTGGGAATTACTACAGAGGAGAAAATTATGAAACGAAAAACACAAGCAAAACGATACATCGAGGACGACATTCTATGTATGATACGCTTGGGGTCAATTGTATTATTACTTGGGTCTTTTATTCGATTGTTTTGGTTTAATGATTCCGATTGGTTCGTAGCAATGGTTATGTCAATCATGTCAATTACATTGTTACCAACAAAGTTAGACCACATAAGGGAGTATACAGATGAGATTTAGTACTGCATTTGAACATATGTTGAATGGTAAAGCCATTCGTAGATACCATTGGAAACCAGAGTCTTGTTTACGACTCAAACGAGGGAAAATATATGTGTGTACATCAACGGAACACAAGTTGCTACAAGCACTTAATGCATCTGCTATTATGGCTTCCGATTGGCAAGTCGTTGGCGAAGAAACATACGCTAAAAAAGATGAAAGCATTATGCAATTCTTTAAAAGTTTAAATGCTATGGTATAAACGAAAGTGAGAAAACAAATGAACAACACAACAAAAACAACAATTCTATCTACAGTATTCGCAATGGCAACAATGGGTGCGTTCGCAAATCCAGTTGCGTTTGGCTCTTTAGAGCCGTCTGCCGTAAACCCTACTGTGAGTGGCTACAATAGCGTTGCCGTTGGTGCAAACACAAGTATCAATGGTACAAATACAATCGTTGTTGGTCGTGATAATACGGTTAATGGTGACGATAATATCATCCTTGGTGGTGGCAACGGTACAATCACGGCAAACCAAACGACTGTACTTGGGTATAACAATTACGCTGGTAATCATCAAGAACAAACAATTGTTGGTGCGAACAATACATTGGATGCACAAGGGGCAGTATCTATTGGTACACACAATGTTATCCGTGGTATGGATGCCGTTGTAATCGGTAATAACGCATCTGCCCCAGTACAGAATAGTGTGGCAATCGGTACGAACTCTCAAACGTATGAACCTAAGGGGTTTGGTCAAATGGACATCAATGGGACTACACACGTATTCGCTGGTGAAAGTCCAAACTCTACGGTTAGCTTTGGGTCTAAAAAGTCTGACACTTACAGCCATTTAGATAATTACAACCGACAATTGCAGAATGTATCTGCTGGAAGAATCCAAGCAGATTCTTTGGATGCAGTCAATGGTTCTCAATTGTATGCAGCTATTGATGAAATCAATACAAATGGCACACGTATTACCAATCTAAATAATAGTGTAAATACAATTGATGGTCGTGTGACAACCAATACCGCAGACATCCGTTCTAATACGGCATTAATCAATGATAACCACCAAACGATTACAAACCTTGGTTCACAAGTAAACACATTAAGGGATACTCAAAACGTTCATACAGGCGATATTTCGGCTTTAAAACAGGCGTCTAGTGACCATGAACAACGGATTACAACATTAGAACACTCTAGTCAACAAGTGTTTGGCGACATTGACAATAAAATCAACCAATTAGAACGTGGTACAAACCACGCTATTGCATCCGTATCTGCCCTAGGAGCATTACATTGGAATGGTTTCGATGCACATAACAAGTTCTCTTTAAGTGCTGGCTTTGGTCATTACAAAAATGCAAACGCTGGTGCATTGGGTGCGTTTTATGCTCCGAATGAAAACGTGATGTTCTACGTTGGTCAATCTTTTGGTTCTGCCAAGGTGACAAACGCATCCGTTAATTTCAAAATCGGTAAAACAACGAATGTCAAACGTGATGAACTTAAGGACTTAAAAGAACGTGTTGAAATGTTGGAAAATCTATTAAGTAAATAAAATATACATGGGCGGTTTAACACCGCCCTTTATTGGAGGTAAATAATGAAGATTGAATTATATGGTAAAACATACGAGTTTAAGAAAACCGCAAAACCAGATGAGGTTATCGACTTACTGATTGATGCTATTTGTCAACACGAGAATGTAACACCTACTGATGTCTTATTCAGTGTAAAAGACCAATATCTACATGGACTTGTACCGATGTATGTAAATCTAAGAACGGCATTGAATAACGCTGGTGTCATGCAAAAAGAATTAAGTGATATTCTGTATATGACACCACAAGATGTCAACCGTAGATTCTCTGGTGTAACAAAATGGAAACCATTGGAGAAACGTGCGATTATGCAATTCTTGGAAGACCGTGGTTTTGAATATACGGAAGAACAATTGTTTACAGAATAGTGTATGTGTGATATAATATATGTATTGGATTACTTGTGTAAATCCATACAATCCACACAGGAGAGTGAAAAATGAAGAAATTACTAAGAGAGCACGAGATGCGACCAATCGTTGATACCTTAGAGAATATTGAACGTGACCTAGTGACGGCTTTGATGTTAAACGATGTTTCCTATAGCAGAGTATGTATGCAATATGCCGTGGCTGACATTCGTGACATCATAGATGATTTACAGTCGGAGGATTAGAACTTTATGTTTGCAGTATATTGGGTAAAACCACAGAAACAAATCAAGGAATACCACGGTTCATATGATACGTTTGAACAAGCGATGCAATCCATTAGAGATTGGTGGCAAGAAAACGATTATCGACCACGGTATTATCGTGTGATTGAACATGGTCAATCTTTCACGATTGATTATGGATTATACAATTGTTTTTATGAAATTGAGTTTGAATCAAACGAACCAACGGAGGAAGAATAATGTATGTAGAGATACAAGACTTTACAAATGTTGTTGATACCGTAAAGCAACAATCTAAAGTTATAAAACAACAAGCATCTATGGTTTGTAAATTGGATGAATTGGCAAAGCTACAACACATCCGCATCACCAGTTTGGAAGACCAATGTGATTTCTTGTTTAAACGCATTTGTAGAATCCACAAACAAATCTTTTGGTATTTGATTGTGGTAATTGTTGTAAACATCGGTGGTTTGATTGCGTTCCATATGGTGACACCATGATTGAAAAATTTAATAGACACGGATGGAACTCTTTAGAAAAGCAAGAACAAAACCTTTTAGCAAAAGAGTGTATTAAATTCTACAGTAAGCAACCATATAAAGATATATTATTGAACGAGTTGGTGTATAAAAACTTTGGTACATACCTAATGATAGAACAAAAATGTTCTATAGGTTTTTATTCTAAAAGACATCAAGTTTTATACAAGGAGATTCTTTCAGATGAGTTATGGCTGATGGATTGGCAAGAAGATAAATTTACTAGCTATTGTTATGATTTCAGTTTTACACGTGAGGACTAAGCAATGACGAACGAAGAACAGTCTATAATTGGTCTATTGTTACGTGACTTTGAAACACGTTTCAATAATCGTATCGAATGTCTACCAAAGTATTACGATAGAACAAAGTCTATTGATAGTCGTTTACAACAGGTCGAAGACATAATGTCTAAACGAAAATATAATAACTTGTTGATTGTTTTAAACGTATTCTTTTGGATTGTCATTTTTGATACGATTGCTATTTTATATTTGTTATTACGATAGGAGAAAGATTATGAAGACAATCAAGATTGATGATGTTAAGTTTAGAGATATATTATCTAAATATAATTACGAATATGGTCAAATTCAAATTTTTGGTGATGGAGCAGAAGCCGTAGCAGATTTGTCAGAATCTACGCTATATGAAATCACACAAATGATTGAACAAGCCTTAGAAAAAGCGGAGGATTAAATGCAAGTAACATTACAGAATTATACACCGCTTGATACGGCTGCACACGCAATGGGTCAATGCTATGGAAAAACCCTTGGGGTGGATGCATTGGTGCGAGCCGTTCATAGCGGTCATTTATCACTATTGGAGCATACGTTGGTGACATTCGATATTGAAATGTCGCAAAAATGCCTTGCACAAATTACACGACACAGACATTTGTCTTTCACGGTCAAATCTACACGTGGCACAGACTTTGCGGATTCCACATGGTTTGATTCAACCGAACATCCAGAGATTACCAAAGACATGGGTCAACTCATGAATAAATTAATCGAAAATCAAATTCTGGAATACAGACGATTGGTTGACTCTAAAGTACCGTACCAAGTTGCAGCGTATGTGTTGCCATTGGCAACCAATGTAACAATGACCGTAAGTGGTTCGTTACGAACATGGATGGAGTATTTACCCAAGCGGTTATGCAAACGTGCATCTACGGAACACCAACAAGTGGCACGAGAGATTTACCATAAATTAAATACGGTTTATCCATCGTTGGTAAATTTGGAGATGCTTGGGATGTGTAGCGGTTGTAAGGAAACCTCGTGTGATTTTACAACACATAAAAAACAACCGAAAACACCTGTTGTTGTTGAATTGCGGAAATCGGAGAACAAATAATGAAAATCTTGAAAAACATTCTGTTGGTTGTTATCGGTATTCTAGGTAGTATTGGTGTTGTATTAATTGCGTTGGCAACAAAACTTGCATGGCTTGCCACAGGTATTGCCTTTGTGTTGTATCTGTTACAGTTCTATGTAACGGATTTTGCAACGGTCGCAATGATTTTTTGGATTTCGGTCAAGTTATCAATCGTATTAGCAATTATTTTTATTGTTTTGGCTTTAGGTAAAGCATTGGTTGACGAGGAAGAACGTAATGCAAAAGGTTTATAATGTCATTTATAGTGGCACATTCTATGGTGAAGCACGGATTACCGCCCATAGTGAAGAAGAAGCGTATGATATTGCATCTGATTTAACCGATTGTTTCGACATCAATACATCCCCTTGTGGATACGATGTAGATGGTCAAGTCGAAGAAGTTACTGTATGTGATATTGAAGAAGAAGAACCTGACTACGAGGAAGACGAGGAGGACTATTGTGATTAATAAAGTGCCACGCAACTATCAGTTCAATGAGGGTGACTTGATTTATGTCGAAGATAATCCAGCACTTGTGATAAGCGTATATCTATCTGGGATTAAGGTTCTAATGCTATTCGATGGTAAAGTCAAAACTAAAACCATTGACAGAAACCGTATTGGTGCTTTTTGGAATAACGTACATATTGACTATCATAGTACAATCAATTTAACACCAGAGATTAAAACTATGATTGAGTTCTTGACTGGTGCTTCATACCGAGGTAGATAACATGAATAAACATGACTTTCAACGTGGCGACCTAGTGTATGTAAACGGTTTACCAGCCATTGTATATTATGTGTCGCCATTACAGATGCGTGTACTAATGCTGAAGCGTGGCGACTTAAAAACATATCGAATCAATCGTGACGAAAAATATGGAAACATACGGAATAATCGTGTAGTCTTTATTAAAGAATCAAACAAGTATTTGGAAATTGATTCTATTATGAATTTTCTACACGAGATTGGAGAGCAAAAGAAATGAAACCAAAGTTTAAATGCGGTGATATTATCTCATGTAAATCTGGGAATACATGGATTGTCGCCCAAGTAAGCGATGCTACAGAGTGTTATTTTGGGTTTAACGCAAACTCAACGTATACCTTGCCATATGAAAGACAAGACAACTTTAAAAAGATTGGTGAGTTCCCAATGAACACCATTAAAAATGCTATTGATGATGCTAAACGACAATCACTTGATTTACAAACCCAAGTCAATATTGCCGTCAATCTAATGGGGCAACTATTGGTTTCAAATGATGTGTCGTTATTGGTATTAAACGATATTCGTGTTGACAAAGATAAAAACATTGTGTCAGTCAGATGTTCAGATGGCATTGGTAGACCAGACAAATGGATGTCTGTGGTTGACATATGCGAAGAATACGGAGTAAACAACTATGGAGTTCAATAGACACAATCTATTGGTTCTCTGGGGTTTGCCAGCAAGTGGAAAGTCAACTTATGTGAAAGAACATGGGTTGACTGACTGGTGTGTATCATATGACCAGATTCGTGACATCATCGGTGGAAAACATTATGCGTTTCGATATGGGAAGCTGGTGATAGACCCAGATGTGGAACGTGCTGCACACCAGATGTCATTATACGCAATCTCATGCCGTATGCGTACTGGTGATTTTATCGTGTATGATAACACAAATACATTGCCACAAGACGTATTAAACGCAGAAATGCAGTTGTTAAAAAACTTGTGTGATATACACGATTATACATTGTGGTACAAGCGGTTTGATACCGATGTTGAAACGTGCTTAAAACGGTCTAAGGAACGCTCACAGTATGAACCAACGGAAGAAGTCATGCGACAACAAGAGATGTACTTTAGAAACGCACAGATGCCATCGTTTGTACGTAATTTTGATTATAGTGGTTATAATGGTTTCTTACACAAGTAAAAGGAGTTAATTATGGACTTTCAAATTGGCGATGTTGTCATGTTTATGGGTCATGGGTATATCGTAATTGATTTTGACGAAGATGTTAACTTATTGATTTTAACCGATGGTATTTCAACCACAAGTGAAGTCGATTATGAAGACGTTGTTAAAATCGGTCATGATGATACTTTTGAACGTGACATTGTCGATAAAATCAAACATATCCAACTGGTTCATGAACAAGACTTAATGGAAAATAGATTGCATCTAATTGACTGTATTGAAGCCGAAGATTTTACATATAATGGCAATACGTATACTATCACCAATAAAACAAAGCAAGATGGCAAGTATTTCTATTGTCAAATACATGGGGAAAATGGCTATGAGTGGATACTCATGGAAGAACTATTGGATAAATTCTATAAGTAAACAACTTTTGTAAATTTCAAAATAAATACAATAAAAACTCTTGACACAAAACTACCGTATGGTATAATGTAATCAACGACAAGGGAATGACCCAAGTTGAAACATTATATCATACGGTTTTTTGTTTATCGTAATTAATCTTTAAAAATTCTCAAATTAATACTTGACATGATTGTCAAGTATGATATAATGATTACAGAAACAAAAAGTATTTAGTTTTAAAGAATTTATTCTTTACCATTAGGAGGAAATTATGTTATTCAAATTCTCAAATCAAACAACAACAACTTTCGTTAAGACATTTATCTTCAACGCCAAAACGGCAGACATCATCATTCTGGATAATGAGTTATCAAACATGAAAATTCATGTGCCAGTCAGTCGGATTGATGCCGATTTGTTGAACAAGATGTTCAATACTATGACGCATAAACTGCTGAATGATGCGTTGGATAACAATATTCCATACGTATACGTTAACCTAAGATTGTTCGTTGAAAATTACGAAAAGTCACTTGCTGCTGGTTATGAATCCATCGGATACGACCGAACAACTGGTTGCAAGAAAAGCGTCACGTTTTAATTTGGGGGTGACACAATTGGCAGATTTACCAGAGTTTTTACAACATCTAAAGTGCTTCGATGGCTGGAGAGTCCAAAGTGACCCCAAAGAAGCCGTCAAACAATACTATGAGAAACACCCAAACGAATTACGGAAGAAACCACAGAAAACACTAAAGAAGACAACACGTGTTATCATTGGCAGTCGAAACTATAAGCCAATTGACTTGCCATCACGTGTATGCGATGAATGTGGCAAACTGTTTGTACCATCGCAAAAACGCTCCAGATTCTGTAGTCCGAAGTGTAGTGGTCGCTACCATAGTAGAAAACAATATGCAAAAACAAAGGCTGCACGATAGGGGGAAACATGGTTTACATTACAGTTAGAGAACCAAATAATACGCATAGAACATACGTATATGAAGAAAACGCATATGTAAACATTGATGGTCAACGCATTTTAGCCAAAGATGTCAAACCTAATACATGGTGGGAAGATGAATATATTACGGAGGTAGAACATTGAATATTGTCGCACAAATCAAATACGATTGTTATTCACGTGCTAGATGGGTGCGTGAACAAACTGCACAAGGAATCCCATTAGATGAACTAGAATTGCAATCTGCACGGAATCTTGCGAACAATGCTTTTAAATGGGATTACGATTCTGCATCACAAGAATTATACGATGCCGTTGCAGAAAACCAAAAATTAATCATTTAACACACGGAGGAAGAAACATTGTCAAATCGCAGCTACACACCACGGAATTTATTATTGGATGCCACTTGTGGTTATCCATTGGCACACTATGTTGAAAACCTTGCTAGTAACATAGATATGAATAAAGATAATACCAATGTAGAACTCAATACGTTACGCTTGTCTATCTACAAGGGTATTCTCAATGTGTTACAACAAGATGCCTTAAGCGTTGAAAAATTACAGGAACAAATCGAGGGATGGAAAGCCATCAAGAAAATCGAAGATATTCCTAAGTTGATTAATGATGTAGATACCTCAACACTCACTAAGGATGATTTAAAGAATGTCAAACGTGCCATCAAAGAACTTGATGAAGTCGTGACATCTATTGTCGCTGGTATGAACAAAGTTATTGACAAATGTGCCATGCTGGCGAATAAACATGAGAAATTTATCGGTAATTATACCGACAAGAAAGAAACGGAGGATTAGAACATTGTCATACAGAACATTTAGCCAAGTAATGTATCGTGTGGAAAACGTATATCGTTTATTACCACCAGATTTCTTCAAAGGCAACTATGAAACCTATGTTGTGAATACTGAAGACGGTCATATGTTGGCGTTCAATCGTAAAACCAAACATTATGATGTTGTCAAACAAACTACTGAATTGTTTTTCTATAGAAACAACGGTATGTTGACACATTATTCTCATAGTCATGGTATTTTCGATGGCGAACCAACGATGCATTGGGTCAAACGTGACGACCAATTCAATGACGAAGAATATGACTTCATTTGTCAAATTGAGGATGCTTTGTTGAGCGAAGCGACACAGGAGGGGTGGTTTTTATAACCACCCATGATACCATCATGAATGAACAACAATTAATGAAAACTATTGAAGACCAAAACCAAGTGATTATCGCCAAAGATGCCACAATTGACAACTTGCGTGAATATTTGAAAAACGCCAAGAGTGAATTAAACGAACTGTATCTCGATAGGTCATGGCAGAAGCTACAAGGAGAATATTTGACCGAAGCTATAATGCAAAAGTCAGTCAAAATCATTGGTGGTTTTGAATACGGCACCAGATACATACCAGTGTATCTATGTGTTACGTTAAACATTGCGACTATTGCATTTGGGTTATTTATGTTGTGTACGATGGGTGCCTTTAAATGACAAAACCAATAAAACCAATGGACGACTTTTGGAAACAAATGTTTGATGAATTGAATAATACAACAAGTGAAGAATGGATGCAACTTATTGAAGACTACGAAAGGGAGAACCGACCAATGTTAGAAGCCATTGAATTATGCAATCAAATATTGGAACTGATTGAAGACTTGAATGAGCCACGGCTTTTACGTTTCGATGATATTACCATCGTTTCTAGTTTTGGTGAATACGATTGCTATGGCGACAAATGTTCTGATATGTTTGTTAAAATCTATACAGAAGAAAAATTAGATTTATTTATTGACAAAACAACGTACTATGGTGTAGAATATGAAATAACAAATAGAGAAATTGATAAAATTTCATTTTTACAACATATCGTTGAATTGTTAAAACTAAGATTGGAGCGTAATAAACATGAGTAACATTCACAAACCATCT